ATACGGTCCTTCTTTTCTTTTTGCTCAATGTCGCTAAGTGCACCAACATATATGATACCAATTCCACCAGACATGTTTGCGATTCTCTCGTTTATAAAGTTTACCTCGTTAACGTCTGTAGTCTCAGCAATTGATTCCTTTAACACCTGAATGTTCTTGTCTATCGCATCAGTCATGGCTGGTAACGGCATAAATAGCGTCATGTCCTTGTTGACAATAACCCTAGAAGCACGACCAAGATCCTCAACCTCAATAACAGATAAATCGTCACCAGTGTCCTCAGAGAAGTATGTTCCGCCCAACGAAACAGACAAGTCAAACAACAGGTCCTTGCTCCTGTATCCAAATGATGGTGGGATTATGTTACAGGCCTTTATCTTGCCCTGTGCAACGTTCAAGTTTAACGTGTTTAGTGCAGATGCACTCAGCTGACCGATGATTAGTAACGACTTATTTGATGATATCACGTGAGCGATAACCTTCTCTATGTTTAGTATGTTGGATATCTCGTGGTCCGTAATTAATACATACGGATTGTCAAGTACACACTCCTGCTTTTTTTGATCAGTAATGAAGTACTTAGAAGAGAACCCCCGATCTATCTTCATTCCACTGATTATCTCTACATGTGTGCTTGGAGTCTGACTGTTCTCGACTGTAACAACGTTAACCTTTCCAAATGTGTCAGCGATCATCTTGCCAACCTCCCTGTCGTTATTCGCAGAGATGGTGGCAACGTCAAGTAGCTTCTTTCCACTTAATTTCTTGGACATCTTGCTCAACCTTGAGCAAATTTTAGTCGTTATCTCAGATATCTCACGTATCACCTCTGTAATATTGTCGGCACTGTCGATAATATTGTCAGCGTTGTCAATAATAGACTCTGCCAACACAATTGCCGTTGTGGTTCCGTCTCCAGCAACAACAGCAGTGCGATCAGCTGCCTGTCGCATCATCATTACAGCTAAATTTTCAGTTGGATCGTACAGATTGATAGACCTAGCGACAGTTACACCGTCCTTTGTGACAGTTATACCGCCAATGTGATTCTCGGACTCTATTAGTACCGTCCTGCCTCTTGCACCCATGGTGCTCTTGACCGCTCCAGCAATCTTCTTGATGCCAGACTTTAGTTTTTTTTGGCCGTCATCGCCAAAGTGAATCTCTTTTACTATCATTTAATTTAATTTTAATACAAATATAGCAATAATCGTGCTACTATTTTTTAAGTTTCTCTAGTTGAGAGTCAATTGTGTTACGATTCACTGGATTATTCATCATACTTGAGTAAGTATCATAGGCCTTATTGTACTTTTTTTGTGCCTTAAGGTCTCTTAAGCTACTTGCACCTTGAAATTCTGTTCTCCTAGGAGCTTCTGTAGGCATTCCCGTTTTAGTAGATGTTGAAATATCCCAACCCTTAGACTTGTCTATCTCTCCAAAGTTACCATTCGTGCCCTCCATGTAGTCTTTGTTGTAACCAGTCAACTTTTGTACAACCTTTGCCGCTAGTGTAGGAGACATTCCGCCTTTTCTGTTCTCACGCTTATATCCTGGTTGAATATACTCTGGAGCTGCTGGACCTTCATAAGAACCCTGAAGGCTCTGCTTTATATTTGGCGTAACTGTTGACCTTCTAATTGGCATAGATGAAGGAAGTGATGTGTCTTCTTTTTTTTGAGCCTTGAAAGTTAAATCAGGTGATGCGTAAACCAAAGAACTAGCCTCCACTGCATTTTTAGTTATGCTCGGCTTTACATCCTTAGGCTTAGACTTTACTACTGGGGTTGGTCTTACTGGCTTGTCATATACAATGCCTGGGAAAGAATGAGACTCTTTGTTTTTTGTTTTTTCAATAAACATTTCATCTGAACCGTATTGAGAAAGGTATATGTCCTTTGCTACTGGCTCACCCTTTGATCTAAATGACTTGTTGTACATTTCAACTGTAGCTGGTAAAGCCTTTTTTGGCTTACCCATTCCAGGATTACTAAATGTCTTAAGGTCAAAGTTATTGGTCTTATAAAATTTAGACTGATCTACATAGTTAGTGGAGTCAGACTGATACTTTTTATAATTGTCAGGGGGTGTTGTTTGAGAGGTCGTTCTACCTATTTTCATCTTTGCCATAAGACTGTTATTTTTAATATTAATATGTTTATCTCTAACTGGTACTCGTCAAAGAATTCGTCTGGGCAGAATAACTCAAACCCTAAATTAATGCCGTACCAAAATCTGTTTTCAAATAGTATACTCATGATGCAAATATACTAATTATTTTTTGACTTTTAATGTTTTAGATTTCATTGTGTTTCGGTTTGTGGCATTATTAAGTGAGTTTTTAAAGTTATCTTGGTTAATATCTTGACCTGAATCAGACGCATTAACAACCTTTTGCCAAGGAAAAAAACCATAAGCTGATTTTTTTAGACCACTTGCGGCACTTGATAAGTACTTTAATTTTCCTAACTTACCTAATGCTGGTACAGCACCAAACATATCCATAGATTGAGTAAAGGAAGGTAATGCAGACCCTGATTTATCCCAGGCCTTCTTTGCTCTTGATGCATCATCCCAAGAAGCTATTCCCGTAGGATCAAAAAACTCTACTACGTTTTCTGTTAAATTATCTTTTTTAATAAAATCTTTGCGATCAACTACTATATTTTTAATTGGCTTGCCAATTGGCTTTTTATTAGATAAAGTTTTTTTGCCGTAAGACATTAGATCCTCAACATCTGATTTAACTACAGAAGGTTTGTTTGTCTTTTCTCTTGCCGTCCAATTTTTAACGCACGTCTTTCCATCCCATACATAACCAGATGGGCAACTTGAACTTTTGTTTTTATTTTCAAACATTTGTTAAGGTTTATGTTTCTGCAAATATACTAAATATTTAGAACTTGTGGGTAATATATAGGTTTGACGATGAGCTGGCCAAAAGGAAAACGATTTAAAAATCGATGGGGGGGGTCTGCATTTTGAACTTTTGGTTGGGATATTCTAGCTTTTTATAGGCAACCCCCTCTCAACCTTGCTACCTATAGGTCGATAGGTCGATAGGTCAGCTACACGTCACCTCAGCCGATAGCACGACATATTAATCAGACACCAAATATGCGTGTAGTATAATTTACATTATGTTAAATAGAATAGCAAATCGGTCGGTCGGTCGGTTGATCATCTGACTTGAAAGGAAGCACGGAAATCTGCACGGAAAAATTACTAGATAGACTTACTGAAGAGAGCAATAGCCCCTATCCAAAATAAAAAACAACAAATATTAATAATTTAATGAAAAAAAAATAAAATACTTAACTATCAACCAATCAATACTTTACGAGCATATATTGGTGGGTTTATCTAAAGAAAATGAAAAAAAATGAAAAAAAATGCAACTTTATTGTAACATTATATATATATTTGCGTTATAGTATTCGAGAGGCCAACGGGCCTTGATTAAAATGGAATCGGTAATCCATCTCCGCACTGAAGTTCAGTAAGTCCCGAGAAACAGACCACTCCCCGAACCGAGGGTATTAATATCGGCACTAATCAGTAGTATAGGATACAAAACTACCGCTAAAAGACATAACCAAAGGTCGGAGGTGATAAATGTAAAAAAATAACCTACTTGTGAGGGTTCGATTCCCTCTATATAAGCGTGGTGCAAGTAACAAAAATAAGGTGCAGTTAGAGTGACTAATTAATATGAGCGATACATACTGCACCACTAACCAAATAAAACCTAGAACCCATGATTGAAAGTAAAATCATCAGAATTGAGAACGGCTATGAGATTATAGGCTATTTTCTTAACAAAGTATTAATCAAAACATCCCGAATGAAAGTAAGGGGATGGAAATAAAAAGTAACAATATGAATGCAACAATCCAATTCACTACAGCATACGGGAAGTATGTTGTTATGAGCCGTAATTTTAACGATGAAAATCACATGAACAATTTCATCAGTTATGTAAGTAAGAAGTACAGCTACACCTTAGACGAGGTGTGGTATTAACTAACAACCTAAACCCTAGAAATTATGAAAACTCACGAAAACAAAAACAAAACAAAACGCATTTGGTATGATACACGTTTAAGACTTTGGACTCTTCAAGATTTAGATAGTCAAGAAAATCAAATTGGAAACGTGGACTATTCTGTTGATAGAAAAAATGCTTTTGAATGGCTGAAAGAAGAAAGTAAATAAATTAACTAAACTAAACCCTAGAACTTATGAACGGAACAATCAGAACAACAACAATCACTGAGCAATTAAAACGCAATCAAAACTTTGTCGGCATCAACGATATCAAGCATCCTATACACGGGATAATCGATGTAGATAGAAGTAAGCTAGCAGACCTCCTAAAGTACGAGGAGGGTCACTTGATTCGATTCAAGAAAGAAATGTTTAGTAATAAACTAGAACTTATGAAAGTAACACTATTAAGAAGATATGACGAGAATGGAGCGTTCACGCACGACACAGACATAGAATTTGGAGTAGTTATTCCTAATAAAAATAGTATGTACAGATTTGCAGGAGCGTATGAATTAAAACCATTAAATATATTTCCTTGTCACAAATGTAATGAGCTCGTAGACGATACAGAAATAGACAATGCATTCTGTCCTCATTGCTTAGATTCATTATAAAAACAAAAGGTTAACTGAAGATGACTTCAATAGTCGAAACAGCACTCACGAGGTGCTGTCTTAACCAATTAAAACCTTACAAAATGGAAAAATTAATGTTTGGCTTGGCTATTTTCTTAGGAGGTGGCCTTGCAATTACCTTGCTATCTACGATAGTAATTCTTGTTATTGACGGATTCCCAAGTCTATCAATATGAAAGTACAAATCACAAGTAGCTACGGCTTCGACCACAACTGGACGTTGTGTGTTGACGAAAAAGAATTCTACCTTGGCCAAGACGTAAAGTTTTGCTCAAGGGTATTGGGTATGTCTCCATCCTATGTCGTACAACAAATAGGAAGCGGTGAACTTGAAGACCCAAAGGTAAACATGAGGCTTGCAAAATTTATTTTGAAGTCATTAGGATTGACCAAGAAAAAATTATTAACAATGAGCACATGGGAATTGTGTGCTCAATAAAAACTTTAGAACTTATGGAAAGATATGCAAGAAAATGTGATGCTACGGGATGTGGTATGAACGAGGGATATGTTGTTGGAGCGGGTGACCTACACTTCTCTGAGAAGCAACACTTATTAGAATACTTACGAGGTGTAGAATGGGAAGATAGCAATGGCGTTAGTTCAAGCGACATGAAAACAGATGATGACTTGATGGATTACTTCTACAACGAGGAGTTTTACTACTACACGGAGTGGGAAGAGATTGACGATGACGTATATTATGACGAGGATGGAAACGAGTATGAACTTTAAAACCTAGAACTTATGAGAACAATAAAAATAGGAGATTTCCTAACATTAAACAGAGATGTAATAATAGCTTACGACCATTCTGTAAAGTCTGAAAAAATTAACAAGGGCGACAAGCTAGAAGTAATATCAATCAGTCCTAACAACAATGAATTTTTAAGATTGAAAAAGGATGGCGTGTCTAACAACATTGGATTAACAACAGATTATTTTAACCTATAAAACCTAGAAATTATGACAACAGAACAAGCAAAAGAAGTATTACGTAATGCAGGGTATTATGTAGACAATTTATGGAGAGTAGAAGATGTAAAGGGCACATATAAATGTGATGACGATACGGCTCAAGATATATTGAATGGAGCTCTTACTAATGGGTGGATTACAGAGCAAATATTTTCTACTATAAGAGATTTAGCTGAAGACGAAGAGCTTGAAGAAATAGAGTATTAATTAATTTAAAACCTAGAAACTATGAGAGTAATTAGAATCAACACATCAGCATGGTCAGAAGAGGACTTCTACCTAGTGACAACCTTAGACGATGACCAAATCGCTGAGGTAATCCAACCAATCGTAAACGCAGAACGAGATGGAGAGGATGACGACTACGACAATGACATGCTACTCCAAGCACTAAAGAATAGATTCCCTTTGGAGTATGCAGACATGTACACTGAATTTGATAAGCTAACATTTTAGAACTTATGGAAATGTATAAACTAATGGAGAGTGATGGAATGGGATATTTCAATACTCACACAGAACAACTAACTTGGGAAGAGGCTATATCAATGCGTGAAGAACACGTAAAGGATTTCCCCGACTCAGATTGGATTATAGAGGATGATAATTCTGAACCACAACAAGAAGAACGCTATTACAATGAGAATGCGTGCGATGGATGGGAGGACATCTACCCACTATGAGAACAACTAGACAACTGACCCTAGACTTTTTAGAAAGGCAGAGGGACTTAGACGATAGGTCGACATTCCAACTATACTTAATAATAGAAACGATGACCTCGTTGATTGAAGACAAAGATTTACAAGAAATACAAACCACATTTAAAAACCTAAAACAATGTACAGAACAATAGACCAATTGACCGAAGACGAGTTGCTTGAATTATCCGACAGAGAGGGTATCACAATCAACCAATTAAAAGAACAATTTAGCTCGACACTATTTGTTGAGGAAGATTTTTTTTGTAACGTTTAACCGAATTAAGAATCAACATAGTATTGTTTATAAGGGGGGTGTTTCTATATTCATACATCCCCCCCTAGTATAGGTATGTTTCTTATTTCTTAATTCGAAAACTTACCGAATGCTAACAAATGTTGGTTTATGTTGATTTAATGTTGATTTTTTTCACTTAAAATACTATCTATCAATATGTTATGTTGGAATGTTGATTTTTCACTCAAAACTAGCGTAGAAAAAATAACCATAGTGTATGTACTATTATATATATATATATATTTTTTTTCATTCTATAGAGTAAAAATTAACATTCTAACATTAACCTAGCTACCATAAGGGATTCAACTATGTTGATTTCATTTCAACTTAACATTTTTTATTCATTTCTAACATTCTTAACATTATGAAAGCAACAATCTATCCGACCTTGCGGTGCGTAGACATCACGCACGGGGTTGAAACGCAGACAATTTATTTCGACCAATTGGACGAGTGGTCGTCAGTAACAATTGACGGCCAAGAAATCGACCTACACTTCGACTATGAGTTGAGGTCGAATTTCGGCACAAAGTTAGAGTGGCTGAGCCACATTATCCAAGCCTACAGCTCGTCAGACTCGGAGTACACAAAACAATTAATAACTAAAACAGAAGTAGAAGTATGAAGCAATACCACGTGTGCTACTACATAAGCGATATCTTATGTACGGGCATAACAATTGAAGCGTCAAGTATCCGTGACGCATTACGGAAGGTCGGAACGAGTATTAATAACATAATTTACATACATGCTAAAGACCAAAGTTTCGAGGGATGAGTACATCCAATCGTTAGACGTTGTTGAAAGATACCACAGACAAATCAAGAAGCGTATGCTAGTAAACGAATGGCTGTGCAAGAATGCAGTAAGCAGAAGACTTCATAACGTATTAATGAGGCTACCTCACCTATACATTGATGACGTGACACCTGACGACATAATCAAGTCGAAGGGTGGCGGAATAAAGTCATTCAATGAATTCAAGTCTATCTATGCAAATGGTGTGAGATAACTAACGCCTATGATACCAATAGTAATTCTGGCAGTAATAATTTTATTACTCAGAGCAGATTTAATTTACTCAACACTTAGTGCGATAATAGTATTTCCGATAACATTATTTTGCTGTGCTTGGGCTTTTTTTAACTTACTAAAACTTTTATACGAATGAAAAAAATAATCTTTACGATAGCTGTGATGCTATCTCTTAACGCAAACTCTCAGATGCTTGGACTAGAAAGATTCAAGAGGTCGGAGGGCAACATGAAGTACATCTTGTTTGATAAACTAGAGGATGCTATAAATGTTTACAAGTCAATCATCGTTGACAATGGATTCTATGTTGGTGACGTTGAAGCGGAGTTAAATAGTGACGAGGAGGTTGTGTTAGCATACACAATGCTAAACAAGAACGATGCGTGCATGTTTTTTATTGCAATCCGTCCCACGGGAGGTTATATCTTGGAGGTGTACACCATACCAAACGACAAGGCTGTCGATGTGAGGGACAGCAAAAGAACTAACGGAGAGTACTTTACTTATTCCTTTTACCCAAAACAATGAAAGCTTGGGAAGACGTAAACAGGCAAATTCGGTCTTTGTATCGCACGGCATACAGCGAGTGGTACATCGACCGAGGGGTGAAGATAGAGAGATTCACCAAGGACGAAAGTGTTGTTATCAAGAACACGATGACATACACGGATAGTTACGATGACATAACCCCTGAACAGCTACACATATTTACGAATATGGGATGGGACGCAGGGATTGTCATGGTAAACATCGAAACTAACGACAAGAGGATTGAGTACTACAACGGCTTAATGAGACATGCAATAATAGACAACAACACTACTCAGATAGACATTATCCTAAGGAAGAGAGAGGAATTGTTGAAAAAAAATGTAGATTTTCGCTTAGAATTCAATAAATTATTATCAACTTTGTAAAAAAAAATCAAATATGTCACACTGGAGAAATTTAATGAAAGACAATAAGTACCTAGGAAGTTGGGACTTGGAGGTCAACGGGAAGTACGAGCCCACCATCGTAACAATTGAGAAGATATACCAAGACGTAATGTTTGGTGAGATGGGCAAGGAGGACAAGGTGTTCATCAAGCTCAAGGAATTTGAGAAGAGCATGGTCTCTAACAGAACAAATTTCAAGAGATTGGAGACATTCTTCAATTCCTTCAACCCTGACGACTACACCTCCAAGCAGATAGTATTGTCTGTCGAGAAGGTAAAGAGTCCTCAAGGCATGGTTGACGCACTGAGATTCAGCACACGACCTTTGCCAAAGAAGGAGCTACCATCACTACCTGACGATAAGCTACCCGTAGCCGTTGAGTCTGTGAAGTCGGGGCGTACTACCATCGAGAAGATTCAGAAGCAGTACACACTGACGGCTGATCAAATTAAAATGTTTACAAATGAAGATTAGGTCATCATCGTGCTCCCCGTTATTTATGGGGGACGATGGGTTGACTGACATACAGCAAGCCCAACTTGACGAACTGCTATCAAAGATTAAACTTACTGATGCTCAAGCAATTAGACGTGACCACTTACAGCAAAAGTCTAACACTGTCGAGCTAAGTAAGGGTGCTAAGACCCTTATCGAGGAGTACATAAACAGAGAGTTCTACGGGTACACTGAATCATTTTCAAACCCCAAGACTCAGAAGGGATGGGACGTTGAGCAAGAATCTATTGACATATACAATAGGATTTTCTTCACCGACTACCACAAACAAGCTGAGTTTGACAAGTACTACCACATATCGCATGGTATATCGGTTGGTCATCCTGACATTGTTGATTGTGACAATAAAAAGATAATCGACATAAAGTCCTCTTGGTCGAAAAAGACTTTTCCCAAGACGGTTGAGCAGGCATACGACCCAAACTATGAGTGGCAGGTAAAACATTACCTATACATTATGAGTAAGATGACGGGAGACGATTGGAGACATGGCGAGGTAGCATTTATTCTCACCACGACTCCAGAAGAGTTAAAACCTGATTATGAGGACGATAGCTTACACTACATGGAGCACCTAGACGACAACTTGAGAGCCACTGTGTTTAGCGTTGAACTTACAGATAAAGATATTGTCAAGATGGACAAACGGTTAGCTACTGCCGAGAAGTATGCAATTTTTTATTCTAATTTATTAAAAAACAAAAATGTTTAAAATTAAAGGAACAATTAAGATGATTGGCGAGACGAATGTTATCAATGACAAGTTTCGCAAGCGTGATTTTGTACTAACATCTATTGATGACATGTACCCACAACAAATTTCATTTCAAGTGATGCAAGACAAGTGTGACGAGCTAACCAATTTGAAGGAGGGTATGTCTGTAGAGGTGTCATTCAATTTGCGTGGTAGAGAGTGGACGAGTCCAACAGGTGATGTGAAGTACTTCAACACACTTGAGGCTTGGAGAATTGAGACCACACAAGAGACGGCAGAAGCATCAACACCTGAAGAGAAGGTCGAGGAGGACCTACCATTCTAATGGAGTGGCTATTATTTTACCTTTTGTTTTCGGGGACGTTTACATTTGGTGTGTCGTTTAAAAACCAAGCGACAGCATATGAGTTCTTCATGCTTTTAATCTTATCAATTATTTCGGGTTGGGTTGTTATGCCATTTTACATTGGTATGTGGCTAGATGTGAACGACCAATCTGATAAGTCATAGGTTCAGTTAGAGTTTCTGAGGTTAACCAACCATAATTGGAAAAAGCTCTGGGTAGGTATTTATGGGGTAGCCTACCCTTTTTTAAAAATCTAAAATTTAATTAAATGAAATGGGAATCAAACTTAAGCCATGGGAACATGGGTCAAGATAGTATTGTAGATTCAGTAATAGAATCATTCAAAGAAAGATCGACATCTGGAATCAAAAAATACAACACCACACTTGACAGAACAGATTTAAGTACATTAGATTGGATTAAACATCTACAGGAGGAGCTGATGGATGCAGTTTTATACGTTGAACGATTAAAAAAAGAAATCAAATGAAAGATATAATTAAGGGAAGAATCATTAAATTGGAAGAAGAAAAAGACAAAAGGCCTGAATATATTTTCGCTTTTATGGGAATAATAATAGGATTATCATTGGGTCTACTTGCCAGTATTTTCATGTACAAAGACGCTGAGTCGTGCCATGAATTGCTAGAAGAAAATAGGATTTTAAAAGAATTATTGTATAACAATTAAAATAAAACAAAATGAAAAAAATAATGATGATTGTGGTAGTAATAATTGCTACCTTAAGTTCTTGCACTAAGGAGGACATTACGTGTAACCCTACAACTTGTGGTGCTATTGTTAACGATGGAATAACAGATGGTTGTTATTGGCTAGAGATAGAGAACGATTGCTCAGGCAACAAGAAGAAGTTCTGCTTCGATCAAAGTGTGTGGATGAGTGCATACGTTGGTAGTAACTTCTGCGTTGAAGGTGTACAACCTTGGTAAATTCTTATTGGTATGGATAAGCCAAAACTTGTCCATACCTTTTTGGATGGTAGGTCATGTACACCTATCTTTAAATGTATATGCTGACATCCATGAGATACTAATGTCCTGTGGCATGAACATTATTGTGGCTATTGGATTTGTAATAGACTACAGGGATAACGCTAAATAAAGTTTACAAAAACCATCATTTTTGTCACATATATTTTACATAAACGGAATTAAACCAATTAACTATAACAATTTAAACAAAACTATGACACCAAAAGAAAAAGCAAAAGATTTATACGATAGTTATTGGTATTGTTTATTCCAATCTAATATTGAAAAAAGAAATTATTGGAGCAAACAATGTGCATTAATAGCAGTTGATGAGATTATTTTAGAAATGGATAATGTTATGTTGCCTAATCCATTTAAACAGTATTGGAATGAAGTTAAACAAGAAATAGAGAAACTATGAAACTAGAAGTATTTACAGAAATCCTAAATAGACTTAGGAAACAATCAGACAAAGAACATGCATTGTATGTATTAGATGTAGACCTTATTAATTACTCAGATGATTACACCACAGTAATAAATATTTTATTAGAGATTTACTATGGTAAAGAGGGAGCAGATTGGATTGCTTGGTATCTATGGGAGAGAGACCCTCTTGGAACAATTGACCAAGCAACTACTAATGACGGAGAACCAATATGTTATGATGTTAAGTCATTATGGGAAGAGGTTGAGCAGTGCAGGTTGGAGAACAATGATGAGTATGAGCTACCTGTTAAACTAACAGATGAAGAAAGACAAGAAGTATTAAACATGATAAAAAATGGAATGTAACTAATATGTTAGCTATTAATACCTATTTGTCACAAATTTAGCTAATATATGGGACAGTTTAATTAAATAAAAAAGATATGAAACAAACAGCAGTAGAATGGTTGGTTGAGCAAATGAAATTAGATGAATTATTTAATGCAGATTATTTTATTGAACAAGCAAAAGAAATGGAGAAGGAGCAGATAATGGATGCTTTTAATGGTGAGCCACATTGTGATGGAGATGGTGATAGATACTACAACGAAACCTTTAAATCAGAATAAGATGAGACAGATAGTATATAACTCAGTAAAATGCCTTGAGTGTAACAAGGTATTAGTAAGTAGACACAGACATGACTATGTAACCTGTGGTTGCCCCAATGATGCTATGGCAGATGGTGGTAACGAGTATGAAAGGTATGGTGCAATGGACATGGATAAGATTGAAACTCATTATGTCTATGCAGATGATGACTTTGAAATTGTTAGAAAATATGCAGTAAGAGGTAGCAGAGGTAAGTATGGTGAAACACCATTAACTTGGATAGCTATAGCTGACATGGATGACGACTACCTACATGCAGTACTTGACTATGGTGGAGATGATTGGCACCTTGAACTAATTGATAAAGAGATAGCATATAGGGATAGTTTATTAACTAAAAAACTGGACAAATGAAAGTAATAATTGAGTATGAATTTGAAGAGCAAGACGATGCAAGGACGGCCTTAGATGGATACAAGTGGAAAATGGCCATGTTTGAACTAGACCAACTTCTTAGAAGTGCAACAAAGCATGGTTCCTTTGAAAGAAGAGAAGCTACATCTGAAGAGATGGACATGGCTGATAAGATAAGAGATGCTATAAGAGATATACTAAATGAACATAACTTAAACTTAGACTAACATGAAGAAAGTAGTTTGTATTAATGATAAAAAATTGCCAGAGGGGGCAGAAGTTGTGAATGGTAGGGAGTACCGTGTCATGAATGAATTTATAAATTCTTATGAACAGAGGGTGTTTATTATATCTGGAATAAGGAACAAAGGAACTACTAAAAATGGTTTAATTTGGCATGGATACTCCTCAAGCCGATTTGCCGATTTGGATTTAATATCGATTGGTAATGTAGAATATAGTGAAGAATTATCTAATTAATAAAATGTAATAAATGATAACATACTTTAAATCAATCAGTGATACATCTTCTCCATTCTACCGTGACATCAATGTTGCATTAGACAGGATAAGATCTGGCAAGTCAAAGGACATCGTTGAGTTAGTCAGGTCTGAGACAAACAAAGACATGCGTAACGAGAAGAAGAAGTTGTTGCCAGCGATCTGTTTTTCTGGCACCTTCTCTAAGAGGGCAGACAACTCTATCGTTGATCACAGTGGATTTATTTGTTTAGACTTCGATGGCTTTGATGGAAACATAGAGGACAAAAGATTAGAATTGATAAACGATAAGTATGTATACTCTGTGTTTACTTCTCCATCTGGTGATGGTTTAAAGGCGTTGGTCCGCATACCAAAAGACCCGATGAATCATAAGAAATATTTTCTGTCGTTACAGAAGCATTTCTTTTGCAAGGAGTTTGACGTGTCTTGCAAGAACATAAGCAGGGTGTGTTATGAGTCCTATGACCCTGACATCTATGTTAATGAATTGTCTTTGGTGTGGTATGAGATGGAGAAGGACCCAGAATATAAAAAGCCATTAGTAAAAACAATAACTATCGTAAACGAGGACGACATCACAAAGAGGCTGTCTATCTGGTGGGAGAAGAACTATGGCATGGTCAGTGGGTCGAGAAATAATAACCTATACATACTAGCCTCTGCACACAACGAGTATGGAATTTCAGAGTCGTTATCAACATTAGTCCTTATGTCTTATGACACGGCTGGTGATATGGCTAGAGAGATACCACAAATAGTATCTAGTGCATATCGAAACAAGGCATCATTCAATACTAAGTTCTTTGAGGATTCTGAAAAGATTGCCACCATAAAGAATAAGATACTAAATGGTACCCCAGCATCTGAGGTAGATGGATCGGAGTTCGTTACCATTGATGAAGATGAATTTTGGACAAAATCTAGCAAGGGCAAGGTTGACTTGGTCCCACATTTATTTAGGATGTACTTACAAAACAATGGATTCTATAAGTACTACCCAGTTGGATCAAACAACTTTGTCTTTGTTAGAGTTGTCAACAACACCATCAGCGATGTCAACGAGGACATGATAAAGGACTTTGTGCTAGAGAAGTTGTTGGCTATAGACGACATGTCTATATATAATTTCTTCGCTATGAACACTAAGTTCTTTCAAGAGACATTCTTAAATTATGTTGCAAAGATTGAGCCTGAGTTTATGGTTGACACTCCAGACGAGGCTTACCTGTACTACCAGAACTGTGCTGTCAAGGTTACACGGGATGAGATATTTAGTATCGACTACAAAGAATTGACGGGCCATGTTTGGGAGAAGCAAAAGATAAACAGGGACTTCAGTAAGTCAAGCGTTGTTGATTGTGAGTTTAGGGTGTTTATTAAAAATATTTCTGGAGACAACACTGAACGTTTAAAGTCTATGGAGTCAACACTTGGTTACCTTATGCACAGCCACAAGCCAGCCAGCTATTCACCAGCGGTTATATTAAATGACGAGGTGATTAGCGATAATCCAGAGGGTGGTACTGGTAAGGGTATCTTTGTAAAGTCTATAAGCCACATGAAGAAGATGGTGATAATAGATGGTAAGGGATTCAGTTTTCAGAAGTCCTTCCCATACCAAAGGGTTCAGGTAGACACGCAGACACTTGTATTTGATGACGTTGCACGGAACTTTGACTTTGAGAAGTTGTTCTCTATCATTACTGAGGGAATAACACTTGAGAAGAAGAACAAGGACGAGATACACATTCCATTTGAATATTCTCCAAAGATTGTTATAACAACAAACTATGCAATCAAGGGTGCAGGAAATTCATTTGAGAGAAGGAAGTGGGACCTTGAGTTTAAGCAGTACTACACCAAGTCCTTTACTCCTGAGAGTGAGTTTGGCCACATGCTATTTACTGGATGGTCTGACGAGGAGTGGAACAATTTTGACAACTACATGATCCAAAACCTACAGTTCTATTTGTCTAGTGGACTATCGAGAAGCGAGTTTAAGAATCTTGCTACACGAAAGTTTATCGCTGAAACGTCTGGTGATTTTTGGGAATGGTGTACTGGTGCTGACAACTACATGACAAGACTAAACGCTGTGTCTTTAGGTCAGGAGCTGTACAATGACTTCTGCATGCAGTATCCAGACTGGGGTCAGTACGGCAAGTACAAGATATCCCACAATAAATTTTATAGGTGGATAGACTGCTACGGAGATTTTGCGTTTGGAACCAAGCCTAACATATCAAGAAACGCACTTGGTAAGACGATAGAATTTATATTAAAGAAAGATGAAAATTTACTCTTAAACTTTTAACTATGGAATACTCAAGTTTTATTATCAAGGAAAGATGGGAGATAACAAAGAAGTTATTTCAGTTATCTAGAAAAGATTCTAGACGCAGTAATGAATTGTCAAGTAGCTGTGACGATTATCGTGTCGCTTACGACTACATAACTGGAGCGTCTGGTGTATTGCCATACGTTCCATTAGACAGCCTTAGAGTTCTTAGAAGGAGCTTGTTAAAGCTAGACGAAAAGATCAACGCAGACACAGTAGTTGAGGTTAAGTATTGGATTCAAAAACTACAGGATGATGCTTCGTGAATATCAAGTAGACATAGCAAATAGGGCAGTAGAGATACTGAGACTAAAGAAAATAGTCTACCTAAGCATGGAGGTTAGAACTGGAAAGACTTTGACCTCATTTGAAACAGCAAAGTTATATGGTGCGTTGAGAGTCCTCTTTATGACAAAGAAAAAAGCTATAAAGAGTATCCAAGACGACTACGATAACTTTGGATACTCTAAGTACTTTGAACTAGTAGTTATAAACAATGAGTCAATACATAAGGTTGACGGTAGCTTTGACTTAGTGGTACACGATGAGTCACACAGGTTTGGATCATTTCCTAAGCCATCACTTGGTGCCAAACAATTTAAGTATAGGTACTCAAGCATACCACTTATTTTATTGTCAGGTACACCAACACCAGAGAGCTTCTCTCAGATGTACCATCAGTTTTGGATAAGCATATACTCACCATTTAGGGGCTATGCAAACTTCTATAGGTGGGCAGATGACTACGTGATGAAGTATCAAAGAAAGATAAACAGCATGCTCGTCAATGACTATTCAAAGGGAATAGAGTCAAAGATTATGTCTGTTGTTTCTCAGTACATGATAACATTCACTCAGGCTGATGCTGGATTTTCTTCAGAGATAGAGGAGGAGGTCATACACCTAAAGATGAAGCCCGTGACGTACAGCATATGTAAAAAGCTGAAGTCAGACTTGGTTGTCGAGGGTAACAACGAGGTCATACTGGGAGACACTCCTGCAAAGTTAATGCAGAAGCTACACCAACTATACAGTGGAACCTGTAAGTTTGAGACTGGCAACTCTATGGTACTTGATCTGACTAAGGCTGAGTTTATCAAGTCGCAATTTGCGACCGCAAAGATTGGTATATTCTACAAGTTTAAAGAAGAACTGAATGCACTAATTCAAGTTTATGGTGCAGAGAACTTGACATCAGACATCGAGGAGTTCAACTCTAGCAACAAGTCTATAGCCCTACAGATCGTTAGTGGTAGGGAGGGTATATCTTTAAAGAACGCAGAGTACTTGGTCTTTTACAACATCGACTTTTCTGCAACATCATTCTGGCAGGCGAGAGACCGTATGACCACCATGGATCGTTTATTCAATAAGATATACTGGATATTTGCTGAGGGTGGGATTGAAGATAAGATATATAAGGCCGTGAAGGCAAAGAAAAAATACACCGTAAACATTTTTAAAAAGGACTATGAAATTACTTAACGACCCAATGGTCAAGCTTTTAATAGATAAGTTTGACCTAGAAACTCCTCCAATAAATGTATTGGAGATATCAAAGTATGAACTTGATGGAGACTGTATAAAAATAAAAGAGATAAAAGTTTTGGATATTGACATGAACTTTGTTAGATTTGCAAACATTAATAAAGTTCTACCATATTTAAGTAGCTATTATACAGTATTTAATGACCGAGCAACAGATCCAGTCGAAACTAATAAAGAAACTTGAGACCGAGGGTTACTATGTCATAAAACTATCTGTAACAAATAAGCCAGGGATACCCGATCTCTTAGCGATACCTAAAGATTCTAACGTTGAATTCATTGAGGTTAAAAAGAAAGGGCAGAAGCCAAGACCACTACAAATATATAGGATGAATGAAATCAAAAAACACGGAGCCAAGGCCTGTTGGTATAATGGTGAGGCATACTTTGACGTTAACGAGGGAGAGTGAGAACATTAGAAAACTTGTAGAGGATGGATGGACCTTAAAACAGATTGGAAAAAAATATAATATCCCAGAGGTCACGGTACACCTAAACCTTTATGATATAATAAAACTAAGTGTTAGCAGGGGTGAGTTTGGATACAAGAAAGAGGAAGACTTTCATAGTGAAGAAGAAATGTTAAAACCAATAAAATATACTTTTAATAACTTAAGCGATGACGAAAAAAAAATCTATAACGAGCGAAAAAAAACTGGCTGCCTTGGTAGGTATTTTGCCAGTGATGATGGACTTCATGGAGGACATCAGGGACACGTACCCCCAGCTATACAAGCGACTTATCAAAAAATCTGGTAATGAATTTATTGCAGAGGTAGAGAAGCTTGGCAACACTATTTATTTAAAAATCGAGCAAGAAAATGATAAAGAGGTAGAAGATTTCTATCAGGAGGTTGTCCATATGGGCAACACATTTAGATCTTGGCTTACAGAATTATAATTTTTTTTGTGTTTTGAATAGAAAAAATACATAACTTTGCATATATGAGTAATGTTAATTACGTTAACGGGGTAATGGATGAAATCAACGACCTAAGTTGTTGCATTTACGAAGCGTTAATGGACGATGAAAATGAAGAATTAAAATCTAATATTTTAAATTTAATTAAAGTCCTAAAGGACCTCCAAAAAACTCATGAATACATTCCATAACAGAGCACTTGAGCTGTATGATAATACAACTCAAAACATTACCGAGATATCTCGAATAATAAAAAAAGAATTCCCACTAAACGACCTAGAACCAGAAGCATTAAGAATGCAAATCTCTAGGCTTATTAAAAAGAAAGGTCTTCGTGATGCTTGTGAATCTTTAAACATTGATCAATCAACCGTTCCGTACATGTGGTTGAAGTCTAAGGAGGCGTCACTGTTTATTAGAAACCCTAACTTTAATGTTACTGAGATAAACTTTGATAAGATTATATCTGAGTGCATGGCAGATCATGTTGCAGTTAAAAAAATTAAGCCACCTAAGTCTTATGACTTTGACAGAGTAATATGGACCGATGTGCACGTTGGAATGGACGCAAGCCGTAAGGGTCTAGCGTTATATCCAGCAGACTGGAATCCTGTTGTGTTAAACAATAGAATTGACGAGATGATCGACTTCATACTAGAGAATAAAACTAGCGATATACTGATCTTAGATGAGCTCGGTGACTACATGGATGGTTGGGACGGAGAAACGACACGTAAGGGTCACAAACTGCCCCAGAACATGACCAACGAAGAGTCATTTGAGGCTGGTCTAAAGGCAAAGGTTAGACTAATAGACGAACTATCTAAACACTACAAGCACATAACCTGTAACAACATCTGTGAGGACAATCACGCTGGAGCATTTGGGTACATAGTTAACTCAGCATTTAAACAAATCGTTGACTTTAAACATTCAAACGTTGAAGTTATCAACCACCAGAAGTTCATAAATTTTTATATCATAGGAGACCATGGATTTATCATAAGTCATGGAAAAGATTCTAGAAATTTAAAGTTTGGATTTAAGCCACAGCTGGACCCAAGGTCTTCTGAAAAAATATCTCAGTATATCAGACACAACAATGAGTTGAGGTCTTGTAAGTACATTGAGTTCAGCAAGGGAGACTCACACCAGTGTCTGTTTGACATGTGTACCTCTGATGAGTTTGACTACTTTAATTATCCAGCATTCTCACCTAGCTCAGAGTGGGTACAGACAAACTTCAAGAAGGGTAGGTCTGGCTTTGTCGTTCAAAACATCAGTAAGTTTTCAGATAGAAAAAATATTAAGCCTTACTTTTTCTAATTTATTTCCTATTTAAATACTTCTTATTGTATATATATATAGCCTGCTTTGATAACCTCATATTAGCTTTTCTCATAACCCCAGACAGTACCTTTTTTTCTTCACTATCAAGTTCAGATCCGTATCTGTTATAAAGTCTTAAGGCTTGAACTTCTGGGGTATCTTCATAAAGTATATCAAGTACAGACCTATCAATATTCATGTTCTTTATATATGCATAATATTTTTTAGCGTACTTCTTATAGTCTTTTTTCTCAAAGTTAGTTTTTATCAAATCTACTAACTCACCATTTGACAACTCCTTTCCATCCTTATATGTATTCTTGATGGTATTGTATACCTTCTGTTCTTTGTTGTATATATCTGTCTCGATAATCATCTCTCGATTTTCTATATTGTCCTCTTCCTTATACCTGATGTTATCTTTATTAGTAAATCTCTTTAACTTCCTAGCTGACGCATCAAATACATTACTAAAGGCATCTGAAAATTCAGCTCCGTATCCATCTTTATTAAAGAATCCATTTGCAGATGCATAAAATATAGATATCATAGGGTTAGTGTTCTCACTAGTAACTATCTTCTCTATGGCTGCCTTAGTTCTAATAGGAGACAACCCTAAGCTAGGTGCTATCTCTTTATATATCTGATCTACCTTATCATCGTATAATCCCTCCGCAGTAGCTGCTATCTTCTTATCTCTAGGTTCTCTAAATATTTTTTCCCCAGTAAATGTATCCTCATTCCAACCATACGTTATAAGTGCAGAGATTAATGGATTTCTAGATTTAATATCAGATGGTGATAATGGAGTTGATGCCTCTATAGATCTATTTATAACCTCTTGGTCTACATCATATTTAATTCCTACCTCTGATAGTAAGTACTTATACGTGAACTGCTCAGTAATAGTAGACATTACAGATAGAACTGGTAGTTTTTTTATTCTGTAGTACTCGTACTCCCCATCCTTATCTTTCTTACCAGTAAATATTATATGGTACGTTGCCTTCTCGTAATCAGATAATGAATCTAGCACATCTAATACTTTCTTTTTCTCTTCATCATCGTCATCTGCAACTGATCTCATAAGAGCTGCTAAAGACATTGCCGCTACTGATCCAGCCATTACTGACGCTTGAACTAAACTATTTGCAAAACCTAGTGGGTTATTCTTAGCGTACTCAAGAGGTCTTCTAAATCCTTGCATCGATGCATTTAAGTATGGCATCATATTATCAGCCGCTTTAACCCATGTCCCTCCCTGATTGAAGTCCATTGTCTCTCTAGCATTTCTTGTTGCCTCGTACATTATATCATCTAGCTCCTTCGCATCAGGATCCCTTCCGTTTTCTTTTTTGAATTTAGATATCTCGTCACCTTTTACTTTGTCATAAACAGCAAGTCTAAATGCAAGTTCAGATTTTTCTCCTAGGTAAGACATGATGTTTCCGTACCCAATTAATACCTTCTGACTAATATTTAGTATCTTGTTTTTAGGAGACAATGACTTCAAAGCCCTGAGACCATCGTTAGACAGAAAGTCCATAGCTCCTCCATGCTCAACGTATTCATTGTATATCTTATTCTTTCTGTTGCTAGTTGATACTCCCTTCAAGAACTTTCTAACAAAGTCATAGCTTAACTGAGCACCTCCAAATAACTTGAACTTTGAGTACACATCCGAGAAGAATAATATGTTCTGAAAATCTACCGCTGTGTTACCAATTATAAATAATGGGTTTCCTCCAGTCGCAAAGAACCTTAGTATCTTAGCTCCAGTTAATGTTCCAATCAAATTAAGTCCCTGGTTTGAAGACTTAATATCTAGTAGCTGTGTAGCATATGCTTCTTTTACTACTAGGTCCTTCTTCACTCCATTCTTAAAGAACGACACTATGCTGTACCCTACAGGCACATTATTTTGGTTGTACTTATACTGAATAGATCCAGTAGATGTCTGCTTTACTATAGGGTTATCTATAATGAATTCAGAGATAGCGTCTCTCTGTTCTTGAGTTGCTCCATCAATAGCGTCACTAAATTCATTTAGCATCTTATTCTCGAACGCTCGTCCTTCGACAGACATAACGTTCAACAAAAGCAGCCACTTAGAGTCAAATATTATAGCGTTCTCGTTACTATCAGTAAGTGCCAGTATATCTTTTTTACTAACCCCTAACTTACTAGCTTCTTTATCTATAGTCTCTGCGTCTAAGTTATATCCAATTATGTACTTAATAGTTTTAATGGGGGAGTACTCTATGTCTCTTAGGTTTATGTACGTCTCCTCGTTTATTCTACCTGACTCGTACAACTTCTTTAAGTTTTCTGAGAACACACCAAAATATATAGTAGCTCGTTTGCTCAAGTCGTTGAACTTCTTTTCACCTATCTTGTTTTTTATAGCATCTAAATCCTTTAAAGCCTTCACCTCAGAGTACCCGTCCATACCAGTGTATGGCTCTAATCCTTTTTTAGCTCTGCTCTCATTAATAGCTACCATACGTCTTGCGTATATGATATCCTCAAGTGTATCTAGGTCGTTCTTACTTAGTCCCTTATATATATCTGCTTCAGCATTTTTAAATCTGTAGTTAGCAAAACCGCTAGCTCCAGCCTTGCTAACTAATAAGTTATAAGCTCTTATTGACTCCTTGCTTCCAATGCCTTTAATTAATCTCTTAATGTCAGACTGTCTATCAATAATTTTATTTCTTATGAACCTAATTCTATCTATTATAGTCATCTTCTTTTTTCTAGACAGCAGTTCTTTTTTACTAGCTTCTCTTATCTTACTCACAGTTACGTCACCAGTATCTGGATCCATTGCATCGTTGATATTCTTATCAGAGTAGCCCTGGTCCTTCAAGTACTGACGGATAGCAGCGTCAGAGAACCCTTGGGCCTTCGTCAACTTAACTATGTCATTGATATTCATAGGTTGCTGCTTACGTGGAGATATACTCTCTTCGATACCAGTAACCTCTTCAACTATCTGCTTACGTGGGGTGATCTGCTTGGATATGCTCTTAGGGAACCTCTTGAAGTTAATCTGTCCGCCTACTCCTTCGCCTTTGAACGTGATAATGTCACCATCTATAGACGTGATCCTACCCTTCGATCCGTACACCTCTACATTATCGCCCACCCTGTAAATCTCTTCAGCTATAGGCTTCATAGAGACATTGTCCTTAGAAGCTTCAAGTGACATTGTAGTCTGTGCTCTGAGTTCGTTATTTCTCCATTTAGCAACTACCATGTCGTACCCGTTCTCGTTAGCTATTTGAGTTATAAACGCAAGCTGGTAGTTAGGACTGAATGATTGTGAAGGACGTGTAGCCTCGAATCTTTTCTTAGCCTCGTCATAGAAGTTATCTGGATCACTATTAAAGTCGTATACCTTACCGTTAGGAACAAGTACTGTATTTAGGACGTTACCTACACCTGGCTCAACCTGGTTATCCATCGTGTAGTACATAGCTAGCCCACCAACAGCTGAAAGTGCACCACCCTCTTCTTTACCAGTTATTATATTTTCCCCAGTTCCAGGCTTGATAACGTCTCTCTTCTCGTTGGAGTAGTGATGGAACACGAAGTTACCGCTCTTATCTTCAGTTAGCTTGCTTGATACCTCTGGTGATAGTTGCTTGCGTGGAGCTGCTTGGTCTTCTTCAAAAAATATAATCTGATCTTCTCTTGATACATCTTCAGTTTCTTGTAATGTAGTTTGTCTCCTTTCTTCTGGAGTCATCTTAATTCTTGATTGAACGTTACGTGCCTCTACTTCGCCAGAAACTTTTTCATATAAATTAAATGCTTGGTACTTAGTTAATTTATTACCTATTAATTTATCATAAATACTTGCTAATTTACCTAGATATTCTTTTTTATTTTTAAATTCTTTTTCAGCTTCTCTTTTTGTGTCAAAACCTTCTCCAAGAAACCATCCGTATTCATCTATTGGGTAAAATCTACCTTTATATTCTTCGATCTTTTGTTCTTTAATTTTATTATATTTTTTATAATTATCAAATAATAAATCTAGAACACTATCCATATTGCTACCTCTTTCAAATCCTTCTATGTATTGAATAGCATGTTGAACTTCATGTAATAATATAGATAACATTGTTGCTTTACTTCCATTAACTTTTATTCTTCCGTTAAAGTTATCATAATAACCTTCATCTAATCCATTCAAACTTAAATCTACTTCTAATTTTGATAGTTGTGGATATGCATTAAATAACTCTTGATTTTCTAAAACATCTGAAAGATTTCCTTTAAAACTGCCTACTTTTACTTTTAATTCTCCATCTAATATTTCATATCTCCACTTACCACCAGCACCTCTTTCCCATCCAGTAGCTATTCTAATGGTCTTTGTATCTTTATTTGCATTCTCCATACCTCTAGCTACCTGCAAGTTATCCCTTACGTTTTGAGATAGATTGGCATTTTCACCAATTAGTTGCTTGCGTGGAGTTACTTTGGCTCCTCTGCTAGATACTCCAGTTCTTCCTGAAGGTTTGGATTTTCCGATACTAGTTCCTGGTACTGCTCCCATGTTATCGGTGGCTCTAGCCCCTTCCAGTCCAACAATTCTTCCACTGACATTTGTTCTTGCTTTTTCATCTTTTAATATATTTATGTATTCAGACCACTCTGTTATATTAGGGTCTTGTGCTTGGTTAAATATTTCTTCTTGAACTTTATATAATGATTTATTTCCACTAACTAATTCATCCCATATGTTAGAGATCTTTTCTTTGTATCCAGATTTAGCTTTTTCTTTAGCAGGAAAAATAGCTCTTGCTGCTTCCCATGTTATAGATTGTAATGCTCTAGCTTCAATTCCTAATTCATCAGCTAACTCTCTATATGCATCAGCATAAAAAGCAAATGTAGCAGCATCAAAATTTACTTCATAATCATTTGATGCTAATGGCTTAAACAATGCAATTGCCATAGCATGAGTATCTATAGTTACAGCTCTCTTGTCAGATGGATCTGCAATATTCATGTAAAAGTTTCTAACCTTGTTTGCTTCTCCTAATTGATTAGATATATTTTCAATACTCCCATCTCTAAATATAGATATACCCTTAGCTATTACACTATAACCACTAAATGATGAATCTCCTTTTTGATCCTCAGATATAGCTGTTCCAGTTGGTATTCTAATAGGTGCCTTTCTACTTAATTTAGTGTCATAATAAGCTCTAATAAAAATAGCAGCATCTAAATCTGATAATTTAGACAAAGGAGTTCCTATAGCTTTTGAAAGAGTAGGAATATATTTTTTCTGTTCTGCGTACCCTTCAGATTTAGACACATAATAATCAAATAATTCTTTAGTAAATATATTATTACTTTCTGAATGCATTAAATTCATAATTACATCAGCAAGATGTAAGTTGTCAAACCATGGCATCTGTGGGGATTGAGTTGCTATTATTGCTGCTGCCTGCTCATTAGTTAACTGATAGCTATTAGCCATGTCTTGAGCTATTAAATTAGCTCCATCATACCATAATTTACTTATTTGTCTAATTCTAGGTGAAACAGAATTATATACAGATAAAAGATTTGACTTAACAATATCTTTTGCTTTTTTATAAATATCTTCAGATTTATTTGCAAGTTCTAGTCCTTTTAATCTTTTTAAATTAGTTGATAAATCATAAAACATACTATTATACAATGAATCTTTAGTTGATTTATGTTCAATATTTAAAACAGCATCTAATTGATCATTAAGATCTTTCATTTTTGCTATTTTTTTAATATTAACAATAGCTTCATTTCTTATACTTATCTTACTTAATTTCTCTTCTTTAGTTAATTTTTTATTACTTTTAATTTTTACAATTTCTTTTAATAATGAATTTATTTTAGGTAATAATTTCTTTTTATTATGTTCTAGAGCTTTATTTATACTTTCTTTACTAGCTCCAGCTAAAGAATTATTTAATTCTTCTTTTACATTAATATTAAAAGTATTATAATTTGAAAGTTTAGCAGCTATACTATTATAACTTGAAGGAGCATTTTCCTTTACATTTTTTTGATTAATTTCTCCTGAAAATGAAACAAATTTAACTTTATTGGAAGTCTTTTTTTGTACCCATGTAGGTATAGACTTTCCTTTAATAGTTTTATCTACTACTTCTTTAGCTATTTTAATAGAATCTTGCTCAGAAAGAGATTTTCTTACTTCAGCATTTAATTCTACGTCTTTTTTGTATGATATTGTTTTAACATCAGCCTCACTAATTACCTCACCCTTAGCTACCTTTCTAGCGATAGTGTTAAGCATGTCATAGGTCTCGTTTCTATTGAATGGATCTAAACCAAATATGTTTGCTAACTTATCAATCCATCTAGCAATGATATCCTTTATAGACGTAGAGAATGAGTTATAGTTCTCAGATAGCATACCAACTAGTTCAGCTAGCTTCTCTTCGTCCTGAATGTTCTCTTCGTAGTTAGATATAAAGTTTTCTAGCTTCTTCTTAAGCTCTGGGTTATTATTAATCTTAGATGCGATAGCTTGAACCATACGCTTAGTTACAGCAGCAGCATTTGCATCTGTCTTAACTTTATTTATTAAGATAGCATGGAACACCTCGTGAGCTACAGTTCTAGCGTTAGCTGACGTTCCGTTTATGTGTATAGTATTAGTCTTTGCATTGAACTCACCATTTGATGATTGCTTAAGTCCTTCTTCTTTTGTGGCAGCTCTATATGACTCATCTGTATCATGAACAATAAACTTAGTCCCTGGAATAATTTTAGATAGAGCCTTAGCAGCTCTAGATACAGCCTTAGATAATTTCTTATTCACATTTTT